AGAAAAAGAATCTACGATGAGAGACAATATTTACCAATGGGCTGTTGAGTCTGAAGATGTTCGTGATAGGTTAGGTTGGTATGATAACTTTGACAAGGATGAAGATGTTGAGCATATTCTTCATGCTTCTATTGTTGACCTCATTAACTTAGATAATAATAGTAATCCAACAGATGGAAGTGTTAATGAAATAAAAGACTCTGTGGTTACTTTTGGTCAAGTTTTTCAAGGATTAACTCAGGCTTTAGAGATTCAACAAAACACAGGAATTAAGGTTAGAGTTAACTTAATTGCCAAAGAACCCAAACCAAATAGTGATGTTCAAAGTAAAATTAATATTTGGATAAAACAAGGTTGGGACATACAATATGTACAGTATCAAGAGTTAAGAACCATATATAATAAAGATGTAAAGGTAGCAGCATGAAAGAACTAACACCACAACAAATCCAAGAGAATTGGGAAAAACTAAGAAGTCTCATCAATGAAACATTCGCTGGGAAAAGACTTGATGACTTAAACAAAATGTATGATTACTTTGAAGAAAGGATGATGTTGGCACCAGCAAGTGGAAAAGAACACTTCCACAACGCACATCCTGGTGGTTATGTAGAACATGTTTTACACATTACCGATTTAGTCGTTCAGATATATGACCTTTGGGGTAAGAATGGTGCGACCATTGATGACTTTGACAAAGAGGAACTTATCTTTGCTGCTCTTCATCACGACTTAGGTAAAGTTGGTGATTTATCAGAGGATTACTACACACCAAACGATTCAGACTGGCACAGAAAGAATCAAGGGTTGATTTACAAACATAATGGTAAGTTACAATTCATGACAGTAACAGATAGAGCTATTTGGTTGTTACAACACTTTGGTATTCAGATGTCAGAAAATGAGTATCTTGGATTGAGATTAACCGATGGTATGTATGAAGAGGCTAACAAGAGTTATTATATTAGTTATTCTAAAGACCGACAACTTAAAACTAATATTGCTTACATATTACATCAGGCCGATATGATGGCGAGTAAGATTGAAAACGATGAATGGGCAAGAGGTGACCACGATATCAAAGTAGAGAAAGAAGAAGAGGTAAAAAAGAAATCAGAACAATCAAAAGCTGCTAATCAAGCATTTAAGGAGCTATTCGGTGATTAAAAGCTTGATTAAGTCATTAAAAAACTATATATTATTATATCAGTATAAAAAACACCTGAAAAGAAGAATACAAAAAAATGATTTTGGAAGGAGACCAGAGTATTGATAAATAAAAAACTAGATTACAATACAGAACTGATGGTTATTACGATGGAAGAATGTGGTGAATTGATAGAGGCTTGTTCTAAAGCTATCAGATGCGAGGACTATAAAAATCATCCTAGATTAATAGAGGAAGCTGGTGATGTTTTATTGATGATAGATTTGATGATAGAACAAGGTTTGTTGAACCAACAAGATTTAGATAGACGAAAAAAAATAAAACTTAAAAAACTAAAAAAATGGAGTAACTTAGTATGAACATGGGTTATGCGTGTATCAACATGCAATTATCATATCCACAAAAGTGGGGTGGTAAAGAAAAGGGAGTAAAACCAATCACAACAGGTCGTAGTATGATTAAAAGAACCTTTGATGCCAAAGGTGTTGATTATGCTAGTGAACTTACGCTAGCAAATGCTATGGACTTAGATAAGATTATTGATTGGAATATACTAAATGGTTATAAGTTTTTTCGTATTACAAGTGGACTGGCGCCTTGGAAGTCGGAATACGAATGGGAAGACCTAAAAGATTTAAAGTGGATTAAAAGATACTTACACTCTGCTGGTGTTAAGGTAGACACACATGGTGTTAGGATTACATCTCATCCAGGTCCTTTCAATGTATTAACATCACCACATGAACATGTCGTTGAAAATTGTGTTGGTGACTTGACGATGCATGGTGATACATTTGATATGATGAATCTCAGTAGAACACCATACAACAAAATTAACATTCACATTGGTGGTGCTTACGGTGACAAACCAAAATCAATGGAAAGGTTTTGTAAAAATTTTGAAAGACTACCTGATAGAGTTAAATCTCGTTTGACGGTAGAGAATGATGATAAAGCAAATATGTATTCAGTAAAGGAGTTATATCATGGAGTATACAGTAGAATTGGCGTGCCCATTGTGTTCGACTACCATCACCACCGCTTTTGTGATGGTGGGCTTAGTGAACAAGAGGCTTTGGAGTTGGCTATATCAACTTGGCCGAAAGGTATTACACCAGTCGTCCATTATAGCGAGAGTCGCAGTAAGGAACGACTTGACGAGTCAATTAGACCTCAAGCCCATTCTGATTATGTCTACGATTATATTGATACTTATGGTAATGATGTTGATATCATGGTAGAGGCTAAACACAAAGAACTTGCCGTAAAAAAATACATGGAGTTACATGGTGTATCTTGACCACTTTGACAAGTTTAAGAACCAAGAACCATATCTTCACATCGATGAAAAAGAATGGACTTATATAAAAGATACATTCGAGAAAGATGATGTAAAAGAATCTCTAGCAAAAGTCGCTATGGACTATCCAATGCCGACTATGGAGATGACCGAAGAAGATTGTCGTAGGGATTTCAACAAGTTAAAAGGAACTTGGGTTTATGATATTCTGAAAGAAGGAGAGTGGTTTGCTCGTTCTGAAGATGGTTATGAATATCCATTAACTTATCAAGGTGAACAATGGTATTTCGCTAGAAATAACATAGGTAACAAATCATCTAACTATTTTCAACAAGATAACAGATGGTCAGTAGATGGTTCAGTATCACCAGGTCCCAAACGAACTTGGGAGTCTGAAAAGTTCATGACATCATTGATGGGTTCAGCATATAGTCTGAAACTACCAAAGATAGATAGGTCAGCGTTAAGAGTAATGTTAGGACTTCGTAAGTACATCTGTAGTCAGTTCAAACCGAATGTGGCAAAAGCTCTGTACGACTTGTTCAAGGTCAAGAATGTTATGGACTTCTCGATGGGGTGGGGAGATAGGTTAGCTGGTTTCTTTGCTAGTCAGAATACAGAGTTGTATGTTGGTGTCGATCCTCGTAAAGAGAACCATCCGATTTACAGAGAACAGGCTGATTACTACGAAGGTCAACTTACGATGTTCGAGACGATGAAAAAGGTTGACTTCTATTGTGAGGCTGCTGAGGACTTCTACTATGATGGTTATGACGACACCTTTGATATTATATTTACATCACCACCTTATTTTAATGTGGAAAGATATAGTCACGA